TGAGAAAAACTGTGGTAGATTAGTTTATCAGTTAATTAATGGAGTATCTTATATGACTATCAAATCTCAAATTCAAGAATTAATCGAGTTCTTAGGTGAAAATGGTGTCCGTGTTTCACCAACTTTTTATCGCTATCCTGAACAGGACCAGCTTAAAGTGTTAAACAAAATGATTCGTGAATTAGTAGCATAAGGAGACTACTTTCCGGATATGTCCGTGTGGAGGACCCGTACGGCTAAAAGCATCACTTCTAAGAAGTGTTAGTTTCAATCAAACTAGAGCGGCAATGTCAATAAGGCCGTGCGGAGCGATTGGATATACTAAGGGCGTATTCGGTAAGTAGTCTCAGAGGAGATTGACATGAGAACTGTGCACTATGTTGGTATGGACGAAGCCACTTACCAGCGAGCTCGCCGGGTTTGGGGTGGTCCTGCATACTACCACCGTTGGATGGACGATCGTGTTTGGACTGAAGTTGGTGATGCTGACGTTGTTGTTGTCGGCAATCCTAAGTATAGTCCATATGTTTGGGATGCATCAGCCGTTGGAAAGGAATGGACTGAATGACTGGAATTTTTTATGATACGGAGGATTATGTTTTGAATAGACAAGAAATGATTGATGAACTGCGTAAGCGTGAATGCCGAGTAATCTTTAAAAAGGTAAATGGCGATGAGCGTGATATGAAATGTACACTTATGGAATCTGCAATTCCAGAGTTTGCAAAAGATGGCAACACGGATGAAAAGTCAATTGCATATAGTGATGAAGTAATCCGTGTTGTTGATACTGCTTCTGGTGAATGGCGATCGTTTAAGGTTGCAAATGTGATTAGTTTCACGTAATATAAATATAATAAAAGAAGGAGAATTGCATGATATGGATTTCAACTGAAATTGTAATGTGGATTCTGTTTGCAGCAGCATCAGCATGTTCATTTATGATTGGTAAAGTTTGGTCGCAACGTGATCAGGACCTGATTATTGAAAACACTATCATGTATCTCGTTAAAGAAAAACTAGTCAAATGGAAGTACGATGAAAATGGAGAGATTGAATTACTTCCACTAGATGAAAAATAATTGATCTTAATTGAAATTAATGGTTTACATTACTTGTAAACTGTGGTAGAATAATATTATATGATGAAGGAGATCAATATGGCTAGAAAATCGAAGCGTATGCAAATTCGTGAAATGATTGCTGCTGAGTCTAAACCTCAGCCAGTAAAAAAACCACGTAAGAAACGTACGCTAACTCCAGAGCAAAAGGCAGCATTGGTAGAACGTATGGCTAAAGCACGTGAAGCACGTGGTCCAGCAAAGAATTTATCTGTACATGAGTCTATTCGTGACTTACCTGCAGATCATGCTTTGCATCCTGATAAAGTTAAAGTTTGGTTGAAGCAACAGAAAGAATTGCTTAAGTCACTCCGCGGAGCTGACAAGGGCAAGGATCCTGGTCTCCGTAAGCTTTATCATGAAACAGAGACTTATGTGTTTAACCTAACACGGTATCTAAATGATGGTGTTTATAGAGATATATTCTATGGTGCTGATCGTCAAAATAAGATTAGACATCGTTGCGTAGCAATGGCATATTATCCTGATGGCACGCCTAAACGCACTACTGGAGTATTTTATCCTGATATCGGAGAAGAGTATACTAATGAAATGGCATCAGAGGATCATGCAAAATCACAAGCAGTTTCTAACAAAAAGCGAGTTCGGAAAACTAATTGAGCAAACTGTCAAAGATCATCGGTCTTCTTACATGGATGCAATCATCCATCTGTGTGAGAAGCACGAGGTAGAGTTAGAAGAAGTAAAGAAATTTATTTCGCCTATTATAAAAAATAAGCTCGAGGCAGAAGCAATGAAATTAAATTTTTTGCCCCGACAAAACAGTTTACCTATTGATTAAAATATGGTAGAATAATATTATGTACAATGTGGACAATAAAACATATACTAAAATATACGGAGAATACAAATGAGCTTTTCAGCACTAAAACGTAACCGCACCGACTTTTCTAAACTAGTTTCAGCAGCACAAGAAACTGGTGGCGGTGGGGAAAAGAAATCCTACACAGATGAACGTATTTGGAAACCAACAGTTGATAAGGCTGGTAATGGTTATGCCATCCTACGGTTTCTTCCTGCGATGGAAGGTCAAGATATTCCTTGGGTTCGTTATTGGGACCACGGGTTTAAAGGACCAACAGGTCAATGGTACTTTGAAAAGTCCTTGACTTCTATTGGCCAACAGGATCCAGTTGGCGAACTAAACTCACGTCTTTGGAATTCTGGTCATGAAGAAGACAAAGAAACTGCACGTAAACAAAAGCGTCGGCTACATTATGTAACTAACGTGCTTGTAGTTTCTGATCCTGGTAACCCTGCCAATGAAGGTAAGGTTATGATCTATGAGTTTGGTAAAAAGATCTTTGATAAGATCATGGATATGATGCAACCGCAGTTTCCAGATGAGAAGCCAGTTAACCCATTTGATTTTTGGGAAGGCGCTGACTTCGTATTGAAAATTCGTCAGGTTGAAGGATACCGGAACTATGATAAATCAGAATTCCGTTCTCCGTCTTCATTGTTCGATGGTGATGAAGAAAAGCTAGAGTCAACATATAACAGTATGCATGACATTAGTGAATATACAGATCCAAAGAACTACAAAACTTACGATGAACTAAAAGCCAAATTGGCTATGGTTCTTGGTGAGCAAGCTCCTCGGACAGTCAAACAAGAAGTATCTCTTGATAATAATGTTTCATATCAAGACACTGCACCTACTGCAACTGCACCGGAACCGGCTGCAGCAGCTCCTTCTCCTTCTCCTACTGCAGAGTCTTCTATGGATGATGATGATGACACTATGAGTTACTTTGCGAAGTTAGCTGCAGAGGACTAAGAGAAAAGGGAGGCTTCGGCCTCCCTTTTTTTAATCTAAGAAACTACTACGTTTAAGTCTTTCCGTGTCCGTTGCTTCAAGCTGTGGACTCGTGATTGTTTGAGATGATGAACTACTGTTATTGCTATTGTCAACGTTATTAATAACAATTGGCTGCATACTACTAAATCCACCCATCATAGATTGAGATGCGTCTGCCATCATTTGCTGATAGAAATCTGAAACCTCAAATCCACGTTCTTCGGCAAATGGCGCCAAGATTTCCTTTAGAGCTGATGGTCCCATTGACTGATTTGCTCTAAAAATTTCAGATGAAGAAACTGCACCATCTCCATCAGTATCCAATTCTCTGAGTCTATTGAGTTGAGGCGCTTTAAATTCATTTAGCTCACGCTGATACTCAAATTCAGCTTGCCTTCTACTCATTTCCTCGCGCATTCTTTCAACTTCTGTTTGTGGAAAGAAGTACTCATAAACGCTTTCGGGTAAAACGCTTTTAGCTGTTTCCTTTGCCCACTCACCAATTGCTGACATATCTGGTAAAAATCCACCAAACCAATTAACAAAGCGTGTGACCCAATCTGTAATTTTATTATAAACTCTATCTGTTTGTTCTTGGTAATAACCTGGCTCTGTAAGTAGTTTCCATAGTTCACTTAGAATTGTAAATGGTAATTTAGCAATACCACCAACGACAGATACGAAATCAAACTCAGACATTTTTTGTGATGCCCAAGATGCCCATCCTTCTGATGTAACGTTACCATTCTCATCACGTGTTACACCAAAAACATTATCCCAAATATAGTTAACAGCAGATTTTAATAGGTTAAGTGGTGCACCAATAAAGTCTCCCCAGAATCCGCTAGCAAAGTCGCCGATTCTACCAAGGATGTTGGATTCATCTGAATTCATAAATGCTTCTACGCCTTTCCATAGCGACCAGATAACAGCTACAGGACGTAGAATTTTACCAAAGATACCTATAATCTTTGTTACGCCTGGAGTAATATTAGTACGGATGAAGTCAAATAACCTTGCTCCAGTTCCTGTTGCAAACTTAGCTACGCCTTCAGATACTTTCATTAATGGACTTAGCAATCTTTTAATTTGGAAAGTAACACGGCCAATAATATTCTTCTTAAATAGTCCCTTTTCATCCCGTATCGATAAAAGCTTACCGTCAGCACCAATTCCAAATATTTTTAGTACACGGATTCTAAGTGCATTCATTCTCATTTCAATTTGACGACGTATAGGTGGAGTTCTTGTAAATCGTCCTTGTGCATCTCTTGAAAGCAAACCTTCTGGTGTAAGACCAAAAATTCGATAAACAGAATTTCTAAATTTTACTACACCATTATAGATTGTGTTGGGTATAGAAGTTTTTACAAGAGTTTTGATTTTCTTAATTGCATCTAGTTCCCAACCACGTAGGCCAGCCATAACGCCAGCGATTGCTAGCAAGCCACCGGTAAGTGGTGCAATTAGTGAACCAATTCCTGCACCTAAGAAAAAGCGTGGAAGTAATCCACCACCAGATGCAGCCGATGATGATGAAGACCTACGTTGATTTGCTGCTTTACGTTTTTCACGCCTATCTTCTTCAGCATCTTTTTCTTGGCGTTTGAGCATAGTAAAGTACGAAGTAAAGGTATTATTTAATTCCTTTACAGCAGTTGTAGTACTTTTCTGTTCAACCGCTAAACCTTTAGTGATATCGCTTAAACTTTTCTCAGCCATGTTGTGCCCTTTGTCGTTCAGCCTGTTCACGCTGTTCTTTTAGTTGCTCTGTTAACATTGTCAAGTATACTTCTCTTTCCCAAGGAATCATGTCTTCTACGTCAGATAATGAATAGTGATGATTCTGTATCAATTGGAAGTTGACCTGATAGTAGTTCACAAGATTATCATGAGAAAGAGATACTAAAAAAAATCAGACATGCCTCTTAGTGTTACTGAATTATCGTGTTCACATTTAGTACATTTATATTCGATAGTATGTTGCATTGTTGGCATCTTTTCAAGGACACCGCGGATTTTGTTAAACTGCTCGGTATTTAAAGACTCGATAAATTCCATTTGGTCTTTCTCTGATTCATCTTTAAATACGATACGCTCATCATCTGTCAATACTGCATTAATACATTTTGACAATAGCTTAAATGTTTGTTCTGTTTCAGAAGTACCTTCCAAAATATTATCATCAAGAATTGCAGTATAAGGTGGCCACATCATTTCAATTGAAATATCATTTGTGATGTCTAACTTCATATCTACTTTTGGTACAGTCATTTGAATGTCATCAACCTTGACTACATTTTCATTACTATGATCGCATTCAGCACACTTCAAATTTAATGTGATTGATTCGCCTACAGATTTTGATCTGAGTTGAACAAACATATATTCAATATCAAATGTGGTGAGTTTTCTTTTATCTACATCACCATCACAGCATGCTTCAATTGTATCGGCAATTGCTTCAAAGATCTGCTTTTGATCTTCGCTTTCCATTGCCAACATTAAAATCTTTTCTTCCTTTACCAAATAAGGTCTAAATCTTATTTTTTGTTGAGAAGAGGGGATAACTAAGTCATACTTTGGTGAATTATTTAGTTTAGGTAACGCCATTTCATTTCCTCATATTATTAATTTGTTAACCGTGTTAACGCTGTTCCTATTGCTGTTTTTACAAAATTTTCTACAGGGTTATAACCATCGGTTTGGTTAGACTTCCAATTCTTATATGATAATTGTACATTCAGTTCTACAATACCATCTTGATCATTGTTTAATTGTATGTCATTCATTGTTGTTGGATACGCATTAAATAGCGTACATGAATATACAACATCTTCCTTTGTAATAAAGTTTAAATCTAATTCGCCTTGTGCCAGATCAAATGGTCCAACTTTTGGCAATCTATTCTGTAAGATAGTAGGAAGCTTTGGAATTCCTAATGGAGTTGAATAAACTGGAAATCCAACACCATGTTTTAATTGTTCAATCTTAATATCAAATGCATATCCATCTGCACCTTTTTGATATCCGACTTCAAATGTATTTTGATTGACAGCACGGTTTTGCCATATTTCAAAATACTTACGGATGCCATAGTCGTTTAAGACATTAAATGTAAGTGAAACATCTGTTACTGCATATCCATATGGAATCTTTTCCATGTGTACACCAATACGTCTTTCATTTGAAACGATCTGGCGGCCGGGCAATACTACATCTTTACACAACAAATCAATGTCTCGAGTTGTCGCGCCAGGTAGTGCCGGTAATGTTACACGGAAGATATTTGTTCTGGCGATTCCACCTTTTGATGAAACTAATCCTTTGAACTTATCAATAGAATATGTCATACCATTTTCCTTGAGTCTCTATATACAGCACTACTAGATGACTTTTGCCAATCTGCCGTTGGAAGAAATGCAGCGATCTCCCATTCAGGTGCTGATACAAATGCAAACCTACTTCTTACATGGTCACTTAAATAATGTTTAAAGCAAGGTTTAAAGTATCTCATATTTGATGCACGCTTAAGATAATTATACGTTACAGCAAAGCGAGTATTATCGTTAAATTTTTTGTTTGTTAGGTTATCCATTAATCCATCTAAGAATTTAGCTCTCAGAAGTGGAGGCAGATAGTGCAGATTCAAACCATAAAATCCACCTTCAGCTGGACCGACTACAATCACAAGAGGAAAGGCATCGTAATATGGAAGCTTTTCTTTTGTTTTTGGATCATAGAAAAACATCATCATTGCCCCTGGCCTAAAATTGCTTTTCAGGTCAATCGGCTCTTCATTCATCAACTGATTACGGTTGACTCTTCTTAGTTGATTTGCTTTACGGCGGAACCATTCCCGGGACTCGCGTGTACGGGGAGTAATACCTTTACGGAAAGCTTCAAGCTCTAGTGTTTGAAATAAGTTGCTCATACGAGTATTTATATAGTATTTCAGTTATTTTCGTTTCTTAATCTTCAATGGCTTTAATGGTTTAATAGTCTTTTTTGGGTTTGGTAATATACCCATAGACTTTAGAGTGTTCTCCGTCCATATCTGAAACTCGTATCCATTATCCTGTGCAAATTTTTGAGCAGCTGCCCATTTATTCATATTCTTTACATAAGTTAAACCTTCATTGATATAACGTTTTGTTTTACGTCCGTTAAATGAAGGTGGGCTCGTTTCTTTTTCTGGTTTGATTTCAACCAGGATCGTCTTACCATCTTTAAAAGTAATCTTAAGATCCATAAAATATCTATGGTATCTTTTATCCACCTCATAGAAATAAGGTATAATCGTTTCTTCGCTCGACCAGTAGCGAACTTTTGGATTGTCATCACACCACTTAAAGCAATGGCGTTCCCACATTGATCGAAAGATCACTTTGTCAGGATCGCCTTTGTACTTACTTCGATGCTTTACAATATATTTCCCTGAATAAGCCATATAAATACTTCTAAATTCTTTTGGGTATTTATTAGGACATAACATGGCACTAGAATTTCCGGTTCATGACAAAGATGATTATAAAGGCCGCATTACCTTTGAGGCTGTACAAGAGCAATGGGATGACACTCTTGCAGAATCAGGCTGGTCTCTTATTTCTGATTTGAATGATCAACCAGAAGGTGCAGTTGCGCCAGGTAGTCAAGGTGATGGATTGCGCGGCACACAACAAACAACAAGAGCACCTATTGCTACAGTAGTATCAAAAGGGAGTGTTCAGCTGTATTTGCCTGCAGCTATTAACTTTGCTGATGCTGCAGAATATACTAACGTAGATTTGGGTACAATTGGTGGTGCAGCTGCAGGTGCTATTCGAGCTGGAAAAGGTCTAGGCACTGCTATTGCTCAAGGAATGTCAGATGCAATTCCAGATGTAGGTGCTGTATCTGAAGCGTTGAGAAATGGCGTTGGCCCAGGTGCAAGCTTGGCTGCAAAAATTGCCGCATCAAGAATGGCCAGGTTTGGTGGACAAGGTGTGGCCGGTGCAGTTGAAACTGAAACTGGAATTATTCTTAATCCGAACAGAAGAACAACATTCCGTGGTGTTGGTATTCGTCGTTTTAGATTTGCATTCCAAATGATTCCAACTTCTCATGAAGAAGCAGAAAAAATTAAAGACATTATATACTTTTTCCGCAAAGAAATGTATCCTGAAGAAGTTGGTGGACTTGGAGCGGGAACCGGTTTATCCGTTGCGTTAAAATTCCCCAGCAAATTTAAGATTAGATTATCATACAATGGAAACCGTATTGGTACTGGTATTTTGCCTTGTTTCCTTGAAGGTGTTGATGTACAATATAATCCTAATGCAATGGCATTCCATAGCGATGGCAATCCACAGGAAACAGTTGTAACATTGAGCTTCCTTGAAGAAAGAGCAATGACTAGAAAAGATATTCAAAGGTAATTAAATGAGCAAATTCTTTAAGAACTTTCCACTAATAAATTACCGTTTTGGTGATGAAATTGACGTAACAGCATTCCAAAATATTAGTGTCTATATTGACTTAATTGATCAGATTGCTGATGATATTAGTTTTTATACTACACATACAATTAATGACGGTGATAGACCAGATACACTTTCGCATAAGCTGTATGGTACGCAGGATTATTACTGGACATTTTATTTATTAAACGAAAAGATCCGTCAACAGGGATGGCCCATTACGACACAAGAAGTATTTAGTTTAGCAAAGGAATATTATCCTAACACCACTCTTATTACTGAAGAAACAATGCACGGTGAGTTTTATAAGGATGATATTTGCGCGACAACCCCATTTGTAAATCCAATGTTCAAAGGTAAAATTCTAGAAAAAAACTATGACCTTGGACAATTAATTGTAAAACCAATCCGTGAAGTTAGATCAATTACTGTAAATGATGGTGGATCTGGTTACACATCAGTTCCAGATGTAACATTCACTGGAGGCGGTGGTAAAGGCGCAGTTGCCCAGGTTATTTTAGATAGTGATACCGTTGGACAAATTATTGTACTTGATGGTGGTGATGATTATGATACGGCTCCAACAATTACAGTTGGTTTGCCTGATCTTGCTCGTGGTACAAGAGCAACAGCAATCGCAAACCTATCAACAAATATGATTGCGAATAACACTGTTATTTATTCACAAAAGGATCAGCCAGACACTACTCTTTGGGATGATGAAGAAATTCGCATCTTACGTGTAAAAACAGTTGTAGAACAATATAATTCTGCACACCATTACGAAGACTCAAACGGTGAATGGGTCGACTTAGATTTTTTAAGTAGTCCAGAACTTGCTGCTGGTAAAACATTTGATTTTTCAAATACATCACTTGCAAGTAAAACAGAAGTGACACACCTTGAAAGACTAGAAAAACAAAACGATCAGCTTAAACAAATTAAAATTCTAAAGCCAGAAGTTGCGGCTCAGGTAGTATATCAGTTTAATCAATTATTGAAGTCTTAACATATGGCCAATCAAACTATTACTGCAGATAAGGTACAAATTCATTCGATCGTTATGAATAGCGATCGTTTTTCTGCGCCATTGGATATTAAAGCAAGTACAATTGAAGTTAACATATTTGAAAATATTAATTCAGCGTACTTGACCGGCAATTTGACAATGTTGGATGATTACAATTTATTTGCTGCAGCAAACATTCAAGGTACAGAGCGTATCAAGTTTATATACGAATGTCCGCCACAACTTGAAAATGAAGGTCCTATTGAAAAAAACTTTGTAGTGACAAATGTACAATCATTAAAAAGTAATGATAACGAAGCTGTCTTAGTTTTAAACTTAATGGAAGACATTGGATGGTTTAATAACGTACAGGTATTTAGTAAAGCATATCATGGTAGTGGCGAAGAAATTATACAGAAAATTTTAAAGGATAAACTTAAAACCGAACTAAATCCTGAGGTTGCTTATGCTCCTTCGTATCAGTCTGAGTTTATTTACACTATACCTTATATTACTCCGCTTGAAGCATGTTATCGTGTAAAAAAGAAAATGACTACTCAAAACGGTATGCCGTATTTCTTGTATTCTGCACTTAACTCAGATAAGCCTATTTTACGTGATTTGGAAACAATTCTACGTCAACAAGAATTTAACTTTGGCCGGCCATTTAAGTATTCACAAGCTTCAACAAATGAACAGACTGGCGATCTATATGAAAAAATGTTTACGTTAGATACGTTTACTGAAAACAAAAATGAAGATACTTTGCTATTGGCTCAAAATGGTGCCATTACATCATTATATGCAAATGTTGATATTACAACTGGATTGGAAGCTGTACAGGAAATCGATGTTACTACTGTAATCAATCGTTTGGTAAATAGTGGCGTGATTTCTCCTGATCATAACATGCCGTTAGTAGATACTCAATTTGTTCCGAATCCAGATGCTGATGGAAATAGGCTTCGTTCTTATGTATCAAGAGCAATTACTGAGTTTTCTTTAGACACAACTGTAGGAACACCTTATAATGGATTTTCATCAGAAACAAATGATGAACAATATTATTTGAGAATTGTGCGTAAAGGAATGTTGCAGCATTTACTTAAAAATACATATCAAATGTCTGGACCCGGTATGATTTTTTCTCAAGGCGCAACAAATACTACTGTTGGTAATCAAATCCTTATCCATATTTTAAAAAACCAAATGCCAGTTGAAAGAAATGAAGATGATTTGATCGACTATAAACGTTCTGGTAAGTTTATTATTATGGCTAAGCGTCATGCATTTGATGTCCAGGAAGGAATCCATAGATATTCTATGGAATGTAGTCGTTTAACAAATTTAACAAAGGCAGCTGAGTTATAATGGACTTTTATGGAGATAATATCCGTTGGTTTGTTGGTAGAGTTTTAAATGCCAATGATCCTGAAGGACGAGGTAGAGTTCAAATTAGAATTCATGGTGTGCATAGTGATAGACCTGAAGATTATTCAGTATCAGACTATCCTTGGGCTGAAGTAATGCTGCCATCTACTGAAGGCGGTGTGTCTGGTATTGGTAAAATTCCACAAATCGTTGAAAGTGCATTTTGCTTTGGTATTTTTATGGATGGTAAGGAATCGCAAGCACCATTAGTTCTTGGATCATTATCACATAACGAACATCCTTCAGCGACTCAACAAAGACGTATGCAAGAGTTAAGCCGTAACCTTGCATCATATGGATCTGGCAATACAAGAACAGATGGTTTAATTGATACACAACCATCACTTGGTCTAAGCACTGGTGGTATTGGACCTGATGGAATCGTAACACCAGACAATCTTGTAATAGCTTATGATAATGTTAAAGATGACACTTCAACACAAGGCTTAAATGCTAAGCGTTTGATTATTATGCTATTTCTCATGTCTCAAAAAGGCAAAGATGGAAATCCAATGTTTAGTGATCGTAATCAAGCTGCAGGCATTGTTGGTAATCTTGAAGGTGAAAATAGTACATTTGATCCAGGCGAACCATCTAGTTATGTAGATGCAAATGGAAGAAGAGAACCGAGCTTTGGCTTAGCTCAATGGAATAGCGATGCTGGTAGATTTCAAAAGTTACAAAGGTTTGCAAGACGAATTAGAACAAGTGAATTTGATTTCTTTACACAATTGAAGTTTTTATTGCATGAACTAAATGGTGTTGAAATAAACGGTGATGGTGGTTCTTCATTCAATAACGTTTATAATCACTTAAGACGCTGCACCAAAATTTCAGGTGGACCATATATAGAATGGAGCAATAGTGGTACAAACGCCACATGGGTTTTCCTTGACAAATATGAAATACCTAGAGATAAACAAACCAAAATAAAAGTACGTGAAGAGTATGCGCAAAAAGCGTTGGATGTTTATGATAGTCATTTGGCGTCAGGCGCTATGAGGAGTTCATAATGACAGTAAGAAGTCAAATTGAAGAAGCTCTAAAAACAACTAGAGATGCTGCTAATGAAGCTGAGAAGTTAGCAAGTCTTGGTAATGTTATTGCTCAACAAAAAATAAAAGTGACCAGTAAGCTTGGTGTAAGTGTCAACGAGACTGTAAATGGATTTACTGCTAAAGTATCTGTAGTTGATGATGTTGTTTCACAAGTACAAGGTTCTAAACCAACGCAGGCTCAAGACACATTTCAAGTTTCAGTTGTAGAACTTGGATCAGATCCTTCTCAAATTACGCTAACACAAAGTGTTGGTAGTGATAAAACTGATTTGGCTTCTATTACAGGAAGTACAGCTTCAAGCGATGATGGATTTTTAAACGTAGTTATTTCTGCGCCATTTCCACAAGCAACTGCTGCGGCAATTAAAGAAGTTGTACCTACAATTGAAAAAGAAAAACTACAGCAAATTGCACAGTCTGCAATTGATGTAAAGGCTATTGATTTACCCGCCATTACAATTAATGGTATTGAGTTAAAAGGCGATGATGTATTAAGAGATATGGATAATTTTCTTGATACGGCATTGAATAGTGTAGTACAAGATGTTGTTGGTGTTTCACGTGGTTTTGATAGCTTAAAGAATAATGTATTTTCTCGGTTTGATAAAGATGTAAAGACTGCTTTGCAATCTTTGGACAAAGGCTTTGGCTCATTAGTTGAAAATGCTGTTGAAACATTATTTGAACCTGCAGGTACTGCATTAACAAAGATTGCAAAAAAGAATGGCATTAACATAGAAATTCCTAATAATAAACAACTAGAAATTATTAGAGCAGTTTCCAATAAAGATTTTGATCAAGCTGTTAAATTAGCAGAAAAGTATTCTGATAGACCTATTGCAGAAATTAGAGATGAGCTTAAACAAATTGATGCTTCTGGATCAACTGCTATTGCCGAACCGGTAGCAGGTGTTGAATCGAATGTAAGAGATGTTTCTGCGAATCAAAGTAAATGGAATGGTGAAGAAACAAAGGATGAGTACTTCGAAGGTACGCCAATATATGGTGAGGATGAATTATCAGCTGAACTTATAGCAGCTGGTAACCAAAGAGAAATTACAGAAATGATTGTAGCATGCACTGGCACTGGTACAGATGTAGATATTACATGTTATGATTTGAATTTCTATGGTATTAATAATTTCCATTACCTTATTAGACGTGATGGTGTAATTGAACGGATGAATCCTGTTTCACTAGAAGCTAAAGCTGAAAGTAGTTTACCAAATAACCACCATCTTCGTTCTATACTAGTTTTCTTTGCTGGAGGTATTGAAGGTCCTGAGCCAGAAGAAATTACGAGTGATACAGTATTTTCCTCACGTTCATACAATTCAAGTCAATGGAAAGCATATGATCGTCTTCTTCGATCTGCGTATAAATCGTATCCTGGACTACAAGTGTTTGGGTGGAATGATATTAATCCAACTGAAGCAAAGGGCCAACCATTCTTTAATGTTATTGAATATTCATATAACAAATATAAAAAAGAATTGGTGATTAAAAATCTACAGAATGCAGAACCTTTAAAATCAAGTGAACTTGTAACATACTCCTAAGGCTATAATTATGTTTTCTAAAATTAATCAAATCAAGAAAGATACACCAAAGAATGTAGCCGATGGCGATATTCGTGGAGAGTATCCGCGCGCAGAATACTTTGGTAGTGACAACATTAATTATGCAGCGCAAGGTGCAAAAAGAAACAGTCTATGGACAGGCGGAGGTGCACCTGGAGTAGATCTAGGTGAAGATGATGTTTCACCAGGTAAATATCCAAACGTACAAACAAGCGAAACAAAGTCAGGCCATATTATTGAAACCGATGACACACCTGGTAATGAACGATTGCTTATCATGCATAATGATGGTGGAGGCATTGAATGGAAAAAGGATGGTTCATTACTTCTGACTACACCTAGGAATAGTGTACAAATTACAGGTGCAGATCAAACAATTATTGTTGAAGGTGACGGTAATCTCATTTATAATGGTAACCTAAGTATTAAAGTAAATGGTGACTTTAATGTTGAGTGTTTAAATTATAATGTAAAAACAAAAGGGAATAAGACAGAAACAATTAATGGCGCCTTGCGTCAAAACGTGGCTGGTAATTATGGAATGCAAGTTACTGGTAGTTATTCAACTACAGTAAACGGCCAGGTAGTCGGAACTTATTTGGGAGGGTATTCTCAAAATGTCAAAGGAACATACAATCATAATGTTGATGGCTCTATTGGTTTTTTTGCAAGTGGTGATGTAACATTTACTTCAGAGGAAAAACTTAATGCCTCTGCTGACAATATGACATTAGCTGCTAATGATATGACAGTAATGGGTGGAGCTGGAACAATTGGTGGTACATCAATGCTGTTTAGTGGTAAAGGCGCAGTCTTTCAAGAAGGGGTAACAGCTCCTACATTCCACGGCGATTTAACAGGTAGAGCAGATGAAGCAATCTCAGCCGATACTGCAAATTATGGACCAAGTACAGGTACACCATCAGGTTGGACAAATACTAATACTGCAACACCAGCTATAACAAATCCAACAACACAGCTTGTTTCAACATATTTAACAAAGGCTGCTGGTGGTATCCGTAAGGTTGTAATTGATGCTGGAGATTTCTTAAAGAACTTCTTAAATAAGTCAGATGAAACTGGCGGAGCTTCTACTACACCTATCGAAACATCTGGCCAAGCACGTTCTCGTATGAGAAATCCAAACAATAAATCAAATAATAAATTTATGTCATCTGTTACTTCAAGCGGTGCAGCATGTCCAGATATGTTTGAAACCACGCCTCCTGGAATTGGTCGTATTTCTGGAGATAAAACTGCACGTCAAGATGCTGGATCTGGTTTGACGCCATCCAGTAATTATGTAGTAACAAAGGCTATTTCACAACAATTTACGCCAGAACCGCAGTTCACGCCAGGCCTGAATGGCGAGATAACACCTACTACTAAGCTCGGTCCTGGTATATCATTATCGAAATTTTTGGGTGGTGAAGATCCGTCTAATATAAATCATATACGTGATAAAGTACAAAGAATTAAAATTGCACGTAACTTCTATTTGCATGCTCAAATTTTACAGGCGGTTGCATCAGATAAATCTCAGTTTGAAAACTTCCGTTTGGTTGTTGCCGAAGGTTTATACAGACCAGGTCCTGATGAAACTGTTGCAAAGGATAGTATTGCTGAAATGAAAATGACAGGTAAAGCTGTTGTTTATGATCTAATTGATGCAAATGGCAATTCAGCTTTGGAAAAAATGTATGACTTAGCATTGTATCTAAAAGATTCGACATATTATGAAAAAATGATTTTGGATTATGATATGATTGATTGTAATGGTTTGTCATGTCGTATCATATTCATTATGCCAGAACTAAACGAAGAATTTAAAGCTGACTTTAACCGTAATGTTGAGACTCAATATAATGGCAATAAACTTTCTCAAGGTGAGTTGGTTGAAGTTAAATCTAGCGATTCATTAAATGCAATTTATGATCCTCAAATCTTTGAAGGTGGTGAACTATATACTGCAGCTAACTTCCCAGAAAATACAAAATACGGTGCAAGAAATGCTAGGGCAATTAACTCATTGCATCCTGAAGTTAGATTGAGATATGTAAACTTTATTAAAGAAGTACAATTGGCAACACCTGAACAGGATGTGCTTATTGGTAGTGCAACTCGTACAATGCAAGAACAGTCTGATATTCAAGCAACTGGTGTACAAGCTGCATCTCCTGGTGGAAGCTGGCATAATTATGGATTAGCAATTGACCTACTATTAATCGAGAAAAATAAATCTTACACATACCATCGTGGTAATTTGTATATTACAAAGGTACGTGAGATTGCAATTAAGCATGGTCTATTTAATAATGCTGGAGATCAATCTGATCCTGGACACTTTGTACCATTTGAATTGCCAGCATATGTACCAAGAGAAGTAAGGTCTGGTACAGTAAATGCTATTGATTGGTTAAAATCAAAGAATGGTGAAAGAGACCTTTCGAACTATCGATGAACCTTATAAATAAAGCTAAAAAGAGCAAACCGAATGGCAACCAATAGAATATTTTCAAGGGAAGACGCTAAGTTAAATAGAGCTTCTTTGATTACATCTAGAAGTAAGGTGTACAAAGATATTGATTTAACATTTAGTGCTAAGCCAAATGGTGAGTTGTATACGAAATCTGATGCAGGTGCTGTAAAGCAGTCTATCAAAAATCTTATACAAACAAATCATTTTGAAAAACCATTCTTACCATATTTTGGTGGTAATGTTCGTGGTATGCTTTTTGAACTTGCATATGATGATATTGATGTAGACTTAGAAACTAACATCATTAATAACATTGAAAAGTATGAACCACGTGCTAAGATCGTTTCTTTACAGGTAAATGCACGACCAGATACAAATTCTTTAGCTGTCGTTTTAGAGTTTCAAATTGTAAACACTACTGAAACTGTCACGCTAACAACAGTAATATCAAGGCTGAGATAATATGGCAACAACAATTAAATCCACAGCTCTAGACTTTAATAATATTAAAAGCAATTTAAAAAGCTATTTGGCAGCACAAGATGAGTTTGCTGATTATAACTTTGAAGCCTCAGGACTTTCTAATATTCTTGATGTCCTTGCTTATAATACTCACGTAAATGCTTTAATTGCAAACTTTGCTTTGAATGAATCGTATCTTGGTACTGCTCAATTGAGAAGTTCTGTTGTTTCATTGGCTGAAGGTGTTGGTTATGTACCAGATACAGATACGGCTTCTCAAGCAAAGGTAAGACTTTTCTTTAATACAACTGCATCTCCACGTGATGCTGTAGTTGCTTTGCCAGCATATACACAATTTACTACAAACGTAGATGATGTTTCATATACATTCCAAACTATTGAAACATATTATGCCACTGATGATGGTACAGGTTTCTATGAATTCCTTACTGCATCTGGTTCAAATCAAATTACTTTATATGAAGGTAATCAACGTACAAAAAGATTTTTGGTCGGACAATATGAAGACAATCCTGTTTACGTTATTCCTGACACTACTATTGATGCCGACACTGTTTCTGTAAAGGTATATCCATCAACTACAAGTTCTAACTTTGTAGCGTATCAAAACATTCTAAACGCCACAACTATTAGTTCATCATCAACAGTTTATATTCTAAAAGAATCACCTAATGGTTTCTTTGAACTATCCTTTGGTGATGGTGAAACGTTTGGTATTGCTCCTGAAGCCGGTAATAGAATTGAGGTAACATACCTATCAACAGCTGGTGCGCAGGCAAATGGCGCTTCATTGTTTACTGCAAAGAATGCATATTCGACCTCAAACTTTTCTGCCACATTAAATGTAACAACGCTTGCAAATAGTGTTGGTGGTGATGATAAAGAAACAATTGAATCAATTCGTAAAAATGCACCGTTCCAATATGCAACTCAAAACAGAATGGTTACAGCAGATGACTATTCATCTCTAATTTTACGTAACTATTCTACACTAATTAAAGATATTGTTGCTTGGGGTGGAGAGGATGACTTAAATCCAGAATACGGTGCAGTCTATACTTCTATTCTATTTGAAGATGATGTGGCTTCTGCAATACAAGAAGAAACAAAACGTGGTATTATTGACTTGGCAAATCAATTGTCAATCGTTGGTTTTAACCTACGTTTTGTAGATCCAGTTACTACATTTATTGAAACAGATACTTTCTTCCAGTTTAATCCAAAACTAACAGACCAAACATTGAATGCTGTGCAAGATAATGTTTCAAATATTATTACAAATTACTTCAATGGTTCTATTGGTAAGTTTAAACAATCGTTTAGACGTTCAAATATGTTAACAGATATTGATGAATCTTCGAATGCTATTCTGTCTTCAAGAGCAGATATTCGTATGCAACAAAGATTTGTGCCAACATCACCGAATCTTATTTCTGTAATTAATACACTAACACTGAATACTTTGACAGCGGATCAAATTAATTATGTGGTAGATCTTGTTACAAAGAAAAAGTTTAATGATGCTGCATCTTATCTTGTTAATAATGAATACACAACAAGTAATTATACATATACAAGATCACAACTTGCATCTACTTCAATTACTAATTCACAAAAACTAAGATTCCCAGTTTCTATTTCAGCGCCTGACGATGACCAATTTATCATTGATAGTAACCAATTTGCTTATAACGGTATCCAATGTGTTCTGAAAAATAAACTATCTAGCAATATTATTCAAATTGTAAATGTTGCTGGTGGTTCTGTTGTTGTAGATAACATCGGATCCTATGATGCATCAACTGGAGTTGTAACAATTAACTACTTTAACGTTACATCAATTTCTGGCGGTGAAACCGAAATTAAACTTTCAGCTGTACCTGCAAACCAGTCTGCATTATCTCCACTTAGAAATGACCTGCTAGTATTTGATCCAAATAGATCTTCAATTTCAGGTGTAATTGTAGCAGCAACGAACTAATATGGCTAGAAATTATAAAGATAAAACATTAAAAGACAATAATCGTCGTCTTCTCAATTTGAAGAAGACCGATATTGAAAATGTTCTACCAGAATACTTTGGAGAAGATTTCCCCAAGCTTATTACTTTGTTTGAAAAGTATTATGATTGGATGGATTCTGACGGAAACCCTAATCAAAAAATTAAAGATCTTTATCTATCAAGAGATGCAACACAAGTTCCTGATGACTTGCTATCATACTTGGAAGATGAGCTTCTACTTGGACAAGCATACTTTGGTGGATTCCAAAACAAACGTGAAGCTATTAAGTTTTCTAATTTATTGTACCGATCAAAAGGTACAAAGTATGCAATTGAACAATTTTTCCGTGGATTCTTTGGCGTAGACCCTCAAGTTATTTATCCTAAGGAAAACATTTTTAAAGTAGGTCCTGAGATTGATAAAGAGTTGGCAGTCACAAATGATAATGGACTGCAGGTTAAAGTTGAAGCTTCTAAGATCGGGCCAGAATCTCGTAAGTTTATTACTGATGATAAGCTTTATCAAGTTTTGTCGTTGCTTATCCGAGTTGATCGATCAATTACTGAATGGAAAGACGTATATAAATTATTTGTTCATCCAGCCGGTATGTATCTTGGCTCAGAGCTTTTAATCGTTTCTTCAAATGAAGTAGGGATTCCATACATACAGGATGAAGTTGGTGCTGCAATTCCTGAATTTGTTGCGTCTGCTGCAGTTGCAAATGTAGGTGTTGGTGGATATGATGCTGATGTTACATTGCTTGTACCTGGTGATTCCGGTACTCTTGATCGTCAAATCGAACGTAGCATGGTTGAGCATTATCAGAATCTTACATTACAAGAATTGCAAACCGGCTATCATTCACTAGGTGACTTCTTGAATCCGAATTCTAAAACGGCTGATGACTCAGATGCTGGTGGTGCAATTAGAGATTATCCAACAATGTCTGATTCAGATCTTGACAGTGCTGGTTCAATTAGCGATTCACTACTCAAGAAACAATCCTTCGACTTACACAAATACAGCACTGATTATGATTCTGACGAGTCATAGTGGTATAAATACTTTAAACTTTAGGGCTATGAGATATGGCAAGAGAAATTATTAACACTGGCACAGTTGCGAATGACGGTACTGGCGATACACTACGCCAATCAGGTACCAAAATAAATAATAATTTCGCAGAACTGTATGCTTTACTAGGTGGTGATAGCGCTACACTAGGCGCAAACGTAAAACTAACTGATAGCGGAATTGATTTCCCTGGCAATACATATATTACTAAATTAGGTTTTATTGAAGGAAGCGCTAGCGTAAGCATTGAACTTCCAGATTCTGATGGCGTAATTACTCTTAATGAAGCCACTCAAACTTTAACAAATAAAACATTGAACGCTGATAGTAATGTTCTATGTGGCTTGCCTATTCTTAGCTTTGTTACTTCGGATTCCACTGGTAACTTAAATGCAGATGGTGCGGTTAAAGCAATTCCAGCTGGTGCAGTTGTTGGTACAACTGATACTCAAACACTAGAAAATAAAACTTTAGACAGCGCGATTATTAATTCACCTCGTATTGTTGACCATATATTCGACATCAATGGTGCAGACTTCTTAGAAATTTCTGCAACTACTGGTGCCGTTAATCACTTTGATATTGCAAATGCTGTTGCTGGACAATCACCTATTATTTCTGCACATGGCGCAGACTCTGATATTAGTATTGACTTTAGAGGACGTAACCGAGGTGCAGTTATCATTGAAAAGATTGCCTTTGGTTCATCAGAGATTACTGGTGATCAGCAAATTCCACGTACAGTTACTCATGTAATTTGCAATAAAGGTTCTACATTAAACCTAACACTACCAGATGGTAACGTAACAGGTGAAATTAAGTACTTTACTAACAAAGGTGTTGGTGATGCAATTATTACACCAAGTAGCTTTACTGCAGGAACAACAATTAGAATTCGTCAATATGGCGCATGTACAACACTTTGGGATGGAGACGATTGGTATCTAGTCGGTTACAGCCGTGACTCAGATGTGGATATTACGTAATAGGAAAAAACAATGACAGCTATTATTACAGATAAAATTAAAAAACTTTTAGCTCAATCTTTATATGATGAGCTAGATGGCACTAATATTGGTGACTCAGATAATTACTATTACGTTGCTATCTCACGTTCGCAGCAATGGCAACCAGATGATAACACTGACATTTCACCAACTCCTGTTGAAAACCAACGTGAAGAGCGTAGATTTAGATATAGTATGCAATCATTGAAATCTGTTGAAGCTCATTCATTTGTTGTTCCATTGTATGATTGGTCCTCAAATACCGTATATTCAGCGTATAGTGATAATGCTATAGGACAACCTGCTCAATCATTTTACGTTCGGACCGATGATAACAATGTTTATCTTTGTGTAAAAAGTGGTAAAAGCTCAACTGGTACTATACAGGTTTCTACAGTTAAACCGGATCATACAGATGCAACATTACCTATTGAAACAGATGGTTATGTTTGGAAATATTTGTATACAATTTCAACAGCTGATGCGAATAGCTTTCTTACCGCTAACTTTATGCCAGTCAAGTATGTAGATTCTGCTGCTGCGACTGACCCATATTTTGGCCAATACACTATCCAAAACGCAGGAATCCCCGGACAGATTGTTGGATATCGTGTTGTAGATCAAGGTGGTGTTTATACATCAGCACCTTCTATTACAATTACTGGTAATGGAACAGGAGCAAAAGGACGAGCAATTCTAAATACTTCTGGTGGTATTCAAGCAGTTGAAGTAGGTGATTCGGCCAATGCGCCAGTTTTGTCAAATATGGGTTCAGGATATACATACGCAAACGTTACAGTTGGATCAGGTACATTATCTGGCGGCGGTAATCCTGCAACAGTTGTTCCGATTTTCGGTCCAAATAATGGACTTGGCTCAGATCCAAGAGATGATTTGAGATCTACGTCTATTATGTTAAACGTTAAACCGGATGGAACTGTAAATAATAAATGGGTAACTGGTAACGATTATAGACAAATTGGTGTATTAAGAAATCCAACAGAATATAATTCAAATACAAAGTTCACTTCATCTGAAGCTACAGCAGTTAAGAAACTGACAATTACTACAGCACCTGGTAATATTAATTATTCAAACGATGTAAAAATGACAGGTTCTTTGTCAACTGCTCAAGCATGGGTAGACTTCTACGACGATTCAAGCACATTCTGGTATCACCAAGATGAAAATACAGGCTTTAAACAATTCCAATCGGGTGAAGCTCTTGTAGTTGATGATTATACAGCTACTGCACTTACAGTTGATTCTGCTGCAGTTGATCCAGATATAGATATTTTCTCTGGCGATTTATTGTATATTGATAACAGAGCAACACCTACTGCTCGTGACGCAGGACAAACAGAAGATATTAAAGTCGTTATTAAACTTTAGGGATAGACTATGGCAACTCAAGTAACACAATCAACTTTTTTGAGTAACTACAATGATGATTGGAGAGATAGCGATCATTACCATCGTATCTTATTTAATAACGGTCGTGCATTGCAAGCACGTGAACTTACTCAATCGCAAACAATTATCCAAGAAGAAATTGCAAAGCTAGCAGGTTTTATTTTTAGAGAAGGTGGAATCTTTAACACATCCTATGGTGCAATTTCAGCAGGTCCTGATGCTCTTGGATTTGTGAAAGTTGATTCGCTTCCAACAGGATATGGATTACTTGTAGATCAAGAGGTAGAAAATCCATCTGGTGTTACAGCCATTATTAAGGCAATTGTTCCTGCGTCTGGATCAGATAATAACACTTTACTTGTAAAGTATGTAAGCTCAAACAATAATACTTCAACAAACACTGCTACCGGTCCTCGTATCTTTGAAGCCGGTGAAGCTCTTACATATAATACTGGTTCACTATCTGGTACATTGAATGTACAGACAACCGACACCTCTGCAAATCCTGCTACTGGTAAAGGCTCATTTGTAGAAGTTCCACAGTTTAATACGTTTGTTGCTGGCCATATTATTATGGTAGAAAAGCAATCATTAGTAATTTCTAAATATAGTTCTAGTCCAGATGCTGTTATTGGTTTCAAATTAACAGAAGAAATTATAACTGCAACAGATGATATTGCACTATATGATAATTCTGGTTCAACACCTAACCTTACATCTCCAGGTGCTGACAGATATAAAATTACAATGACGCTGATCGATAAAGCAAATGTTAGTTCAGGTGATACATTCTATCCATTATATGAAATTAAAAAAGGTGTAGCTCGTGCACTACAGTCAAAGGATAATCTACTAAGTGAAGTAGGTGATATTCTTGCTGGCCGCACTGAAAATATTACCGGTAACTTTGTTGTACGTGATAATCCATTTGGTGAATTTGATGTGGAAGTTGCTGAAGATAGTGAATCAACTCATTTGCTTTATAAAGTAAGCGGTGGTGTTGGCTATATCAAAGGCAATAGAATTGAACGTCCAGTACCAGAAACAATCCGTGTACAAAAGCCACGTTCATTAATTGATGATTTACACACAAAAACAAATGAGTTTATTTCAGCACGTTATGGTAATTTTTTCCTTGCAACAACTGCTAAAGGTCTAGTTCAAAGAATTGATAACCTTGGAAACATTAATTTGTATTCTGCCACAAATAGAGGTGGCAGTATAATTGGTTCTGCTCGAATTCGTGGTATGGATGAATATGATAATGATTATCGCATCCATGTATTCGATGTAAAAATGGATTCAAGTGCAGGTTCACCATATTCAGTTGGCGCTGTACGAAGTGTTGGCTGGGATGCAGATAACTTTGCTAACCTTACTGCAATTAGTGGCAGATATGATTTGTACGATAAAGAAGAAAATTCTTTATTGTTTGAACTACCTCGTACTCGTGTATACGAAATTAGTAATGTAACAATGTCAGTTGGTACTGTTGCAACTACAACTTCAGACGGATCGGGTAACGCAACATTTACACAACAGATTTCAGGTTCTACATTAACAGATCAAGAAAACTGGATTGTTTCAGTTGATAGTTCAGGCGAGTTATTCTCACCACCTTCTGTATCTGGTACACCTTCAACTTCTGCTCTTATTACTGGACTGCCATTTAACTCTGCTGTAACCATGTTACAGTATGAGCAGATTACAGCTCAACGTAAAACTAAATCTTTAAATACCGGTAGAGTCCAATCAGGTCTATCACTTTCAAGTGGTAAGTTTGAGCTTGATCGGACAGACATTTATAAGTTTACAAGTGTTGTAGATGATACAACAAGTGAAGATATTACACATAGATTTAGATTTGATAATGGACAACGTGATGATTTCTATATGCGTGGTTCTGGTAAACTAAAACCGGGTGCTTCGAGTCCAGCTGGTACTGTTACAGTAACTTACGATTGGTTCTCTCATTCAGATGGCGATTACTTTGGTGGTAAAGCTTCATATCCAGATATTGAATATGAAAACATTCCAACATATGTAACAAGCACAGGTAAAGAATATATTTTGGCAGATGTCATTGACATGAGACCTTCTAAGTCTCGTGTTAATAATGACTTTTCAAGTTCAACCGCAGTAATTGAACCACTTCCTAAAAACACAGGTTTGATTACAATTGGAACTGCTAAATATTACCAGCCAAGAGTTGACACTATAACACTTGGTCCTGATGGTTCAATTAATGTATATAATGGTAAAACCCAAAACGTACCAAAGAAATCTGCTAACATTTCAAAAGATGATATGTTACTACATAATATTACGCTAGCACCATATGTTATTGGTACTACTGATGTTTTGGTTGAAGACTATGATAATCTTGGATATAAAATGTCCGACATTCAACGGTTGGAAAAACGTATTGACAACCTTGAAGAAGCAGTAACAATTACGCAAGCTGAATTGGATACCGTTAGACTAACTGTGCCAGATCCAACCGATGCTACATATCCTGATAGAATTAAACTTGGACTAACTGCAGACGGATTTACAAATAATCAAAAGTCAAAGGTAAATGATCCTGATTATCGCGCAATGATTAATCGTGATGCTCAAATTATGAAACCAATGGGCTTTAAAAGACAAATTGGCTTATATTACGATTCAGATTTGTCAACAGGGGTCGTGAAAAAAGGCAATAGCGTTTGGCCTAAATATACTGAAGAAGTAATGATTGATCAGACAATTGCATCTAAATATATTGATGTAAACCAATTTGAGATTTCAAAATCAAAAGGTGCAGGTATCATGGAGCCAGATTTGGATACTTGGAGAATTCGTAAAAAGGTTGATGAAAGTTATCAGGTAGACCAAACAGAATCCTATTTGCCAAAAGGATCAACAGCCGTTTCATCGCAAGGCGAAGGACAAGGTAGCTAATATGCCATATGTAACAAAATATAGAACAAAATATAAAACTATTGAAAAAGACTTGGGATATGAAGAAATTTCAATTATCCGTCCTCGGTTTGTTTTCTTTCAATTCGAAGGCTTAAGACCTAGTACACCTCATTGGTTGTTTTTTGATGGTAAGCAAGTAAATAGATGGGTCAATACAAGTTATAACTTAGATGACTTTAATGCTGAAGCTAAAAATAGTGCACTTAGAAATCCTGGCGATAAATACATTAAAGCCACAAAATTTCCTTCTCAACATGGAGGTCCGACAAATCTAAATGGGCCGCTTAATACAGACAATACAGGTAAGCTTGAAGGATTGTTTTACATCCAAAGTAATTCAACCACAAACTTTCCAACCGGAACACGTACATTAACAGCCATTGATATCAGTGTGCTTAAACCAGATGATTGCTTATCTATTGGTGAAGCTGAGTATCAAGCAATTGGTGAGTATGAGCTATATTATACATATCAGAAAAAATATCAAGAATCTTATCAGGTTTGGGTTAGTCCTCCTCCTCCGAATAATGATAACGGTGGTAACGACGGTCCAGCATTTACAATGTCTTCACAGAAAATTCCAGCAGGCGATGGAAGTTATTCGTGGTCATATACTACTACAAATAACATTACTGGAACTTCGACTACATCTTATTCAAATAACTCGTATAGCAATAGTACATCAAATTGGAGTTCTTCTTGGAGTGAATTTGGCTCAGACAGAACTTCTTCAAATCCTTGGGATTAATAAAAAATGACAGGTACATTAAAACTTACTAAGCAAGAAAATCCAATCGCTCAAAGTTTCAGAGTCACTGAGCCAGGTGGATCTGTATTAACAGGCGTTGGACTATTCTTTGCAACAGCCCCTACATCGGCACAACTTCAACAACCGGTATTTGTTGAATTAAGGCCAGTTACTGAAAGTGGTGTTCCTTCTGCTACACGATTCTTACAAGGATCACGAGTAAAAGCTTCAGCTGCAACTGTAAGAGCTGCGGCTTCAACTACATTTAGTAATTCTACTGAAGTAAAGTTTACTTTTAGAGAACCAATTTATGTAGAAAATAATACTGAGTATGCGATTGTTGTATCTACATCGGCTAAGGTTGGGCGTTATAAACTTTGGGTAGGTACTCAAGGTGAACACTTAGCAAATTCAACAACAAAGTTGGTTACAAAAGATCTAAACTCTGGTGTAATGTACCAATCATCAAATGGTACTGCATGGAACAAGGACCAATTTACTGACTTGGCATTTAAAGTATACCGTGCAGTGTTTAATGCAACTGGTAATACCGCATACTTTACTGCAGAAAATCCACCAGTAAAAGCATTAGGTGAAAACGAATTTACTGAACGTCTACATAGATATCCAGCAGATCCAATTCGTATGGTTGCAGGATCTCCTAAGGTTCGTGTATTGCATCCTGCTCATGGTTTCCTTATTGGCGATAAAGTTACACTTTCAACTGATTCAGCCGGCTTTGATTCTGGTGACACTATTAATGGTATTGCCGGTGCACAGCTATTAGGCACAAAAACAATTGATAGTGCTGATGCTTGGGGTTATACATTTACTGCAGGTTCAAACGCTACACTTACAAAGAACGTTGGTGGAACTTCTGTATATGCTACTGAACAATATCAATTGGATGAATTTGTATTGTCAGCTCCGTATGAAACACCTCCTTATACATCAATTGAAGCTGGTGGTGATTTTACTACAATCCAATCAATTGCTGGTAACGAAACTGCATACACGCGTTCAACAGATGTTGCTATTACACTAAATGGAATTAATAAATTTATCCATCCACATGTAATTGCATCTTCTGCACAAGAAAATGAACCAACTAAATTAAATGGCGATCCATCAACTATCGTCAAGTTTATTATGAATACAAGTAGTAAGTATGTTGCTCCATATGTTAATGCTAATGGCGCATCAATTAAAACTCATACAAACTTTATCGATTATCAAGATTCTGATGGATACACTGGATCCAATAGAAATCTAATGACTACATTTGATTATATTTCAGAAACAGAAGCGTCAGGCGGTACATCACCTGCTCGCTATTTAACTGACATATTTACATTAGAAGAAACAGCATCATCAATTCGTGTATTGGTGGATGCAATTAAGCCTGATGGAACCGACTTTAAAATTTGGTATAGAACACGCCAAGCTGGTTCAAGTACAAGAATAGCTGATACTGAATGGACACAGTTTAGTACAACAGTGAATCCACCAAACACTTCAAACTATTCTCAAATTGGTACTACAGAAATGTTTAGACAATTTGAATTTAATGTATTTGATATTGCAGACTTTGATAAGTATCAGATTAAGATCACGATGCATTCAACAAAATCTACAAACGTTCCTGAGTTTAAAAATCTAAGAACAATCGCTACCGCATAATGAGAAAACTTGTACCTATAAAGGATCATCCTGATTTGATGAAAGATATATCGACCGGTATGATCGTGAATATAAATAGCTCTAAGGCTATACAAGCCAAGCAAGCTCGTTTAAAGAAGTTACAGGAACGTGAAGAGATTGAAAATTTAAAGTCTGACGTAAGTGAAATTAAGATGATGTTGAAGCAACTATTAGAGAACAAACCAAATGCCTAATTCAAAAATACCTTACGTACAATTAAACGATACGATTAACTCTCAGCGTTTGAGATTTAATCAGCTTGTTGATTCTGTTGGTGATGTTTCGTCTTTGACTACAACCGCAAACGGCGTTGTTGGTGCAATTAATGAGCTTAAAACTCGAGTTGATTTAGTAGATAGTGAAGCAGGAATTGACATTGATTCAGCATTTAGCTCAATTGGTCAATTATCTAGCCTTGATACTATTGCAAAAAGTAGTTTGGTTGAAGCTGTTAATGAAGTTTTTGCTCGCGTCAATACTGATTCAGACTTCCACACTAAATTTAGTGTTGTCTCTGATAGTGGTGGAGGTCTATTGCAGTATAATAATACCAATGGACAATTTACATTTACTGGTGTAACAGACGCTGAAGTACGTGGACATTTAAGTGTTGCGCAAGGGCCATTAGCTGGTCTAACATATGATGACACTACAGGCGAATTTAATGCTAAGTACGCAACAGAATCTGATGGAGTAGGCGTAGCTAGCTTTGACTCAGATACATTTAATGTTGATGCAAATGGACATGTTACAATTCCAAACTCAGCAATTACAAATGGTCAATTGTTTTATGATAATACAGAACTAAATGGTATTACGTTATCACTAGGTGGTTCGGGTACAATTGGTACAGATGATATTGCGGAAGGTTCTACAAATCTATACTTTAATGGCAAAACAACAACACAGTTGCCAGAAGGTACAAACTTATATTATACCACAACAAGAGCTGAAGGCGATGCCCGTGCTGCTGTAAGTGCAGTAGATGCTGGTGGTGACGGTTCATTTAGTTATAATGGAACAACTGGCGAATTTACATATACTGGTCCAAGCGCGGCCGAAGTTAGAGCTCATATTTCAGCAACTGCTCCGATTACTTTTAGTTCAGGCGTTATTGCTGCAAACAACGCAACTACCTCTGCTAAAGGTATTGCATCATTTAGTTCCACAAACTTTAGTGTATCATCTGGTGCAGTTTCAATTAAGAACGATGGTATTGCAAGAGCACAGCTTAAAGACGAAGTAGAATTGATAATATATAACTCAGCAGGGACAGCAGTAAAAACTCTCTATGGCGCTGGATCTTAATGAGGAATAAAGTATGGCATTTCGGAGACCATTAAAGCTCACAGCGGCCAATCATCTACAAGAAATGAGTGATGCTGAAATTAATGCACTTCGTGATTATGCGAGATATTTGTATGGCACATCACCTTCTGTAGATTTGTCACATGTTGCAAACTCAGGTAATCTTGACGCAATTAGTGATACAAGAAAATCTGCTGGAGCATACCAATCATTTACGACTAGATATCCCACTGAAGCAGAGACTGCAGAGCCTGGTACTGTAACTACAACATATGATAGAATTACTCAATCGTCAGATGGTACCACCGATCCAGGTGATCCAAACAGTGTCGAATATCCTGCGTATTATGATGGCGGAAATATTCGTGCTATGACTCAAATCGATTTTTGGGATACAATTATTTATCCAGCCATTGATACTTTAACCAATGGTTCAGATCAACCCGGTACATATCGTATCCATACGTCAAGCAGTTTATCTGGACATACACTTATTAGTTCTTCACCGGTCTTTTCAGATACAAGAGCGAACGTAGGTGCATATAGTGCAGGTTCAATTCCGGAAGCATTAGATCAACCTACTACTGTTACAAATTATTATTTGTTTAGAACAAATTCTGGATCTCAACCAGCCTTTACTACACCAGTTAAAGTACGTAGTGACGGAAATTTAAGTGTATATTCATCATCAGGAATTCAGAGCACTATCCGTGATAATATTAAGTATGTTGCAGAACATGTTACTGGTAGTAGAATTAGATATAGAATCAATGGAGCTGGTAATAACCGCGGATCAGGTATGACCGACACTCGTTTAAATGGATCTGGTAATTACCAAACGAGATTTGTTAATGCTGATGATTACCGTGCACAAGAGTTTCCAGATGGTACAGCTGTTGCTATTAGTACTTATTATTTAAGGATTTATCAAGTTTAGATATGAATGTGATTTTTGTGAAGTGGGGTACAAAGTATTCTGCAGATGACGTGAATAGATTATATGATTCTTTGTACCGGCCGGACTTTAACTTCTATTGTTATACCGAACAACCATCTGGACTCAATTATAATATTAACATAATTCCCATCCAAAGTAAACCCCTTTTAAAGGTTTGGTGGAATAAATTACCACTTTTTTCTGAAAATTTTCCATTAACAGGTAAATGCATCTTTTTTGATTTAGATGTTTACATTCGGTATGATCCGTGGTATATTCTGAATATAGTAGATTGGAATAAACTTACGTTAGTTGATTGTTATTTTAAGACACACGTGCAGGATAACAAGAAACACCATTTTGATGTAAAGGTTAACTCCTCGGTCATCACGTGGGATGCAAACAACCGCGAGATACACCAAATATGGAATAAGTTTAATTCTTCGTCAAAGGATTATTACTTAAGGAAATACGCAGGTATCGATCGTTTTATTGTGCATGAAGGATTTGAATACGATACATTCCCTCAAGATTTTGTGCAGTCCTATAAATACACTCATAATACAAACGCACCAGTAGTTACATTTGAGGAAGTTGATTATGGATCCGATGATATTAAATCGTGGATTAAAGCTGATAGAACAAATATATGATGGTTCTAGATATGACGATGATATTTGGGAACAGGACATGTATCGTATCAAAGATATTGTCCATTGTCTAGATTCAAACCACTGGTTAAGTAAACAATGGTTGGTCGATGAATTATCTAAAATTTATAATGGTAAAGGTGAAATATGGTGTGCTGGTGCATGGTATGGTCTTCTTCCACATTTACTAAGACAATCCTACCATAAAAATAAAATCATTTCATTGGACATTGATAGAGTAACTGCAATTATTGGGAATGAGTTATTTCCAGATAGTAAAATTAATTTTAAAATTAAAGATGCTATTGATCCGAAATTATATTATGATGCTGATGTTTTTGTATGTACGTCTGTTGAACACATAGAACGTGAAGATATTACAAATCTTATAGATGAATTAGGATGTATTGGCAACAAGCTATTTGCTTTACAATCAAATAATTTTTTCGACTTACATTCACATATTAATTGCTCGGAATCATTGGATGAGTTTGTTGAATATACAGGATTAGAAATACTTTATAAAGGTGAATTAAATCTTGGCGATTTTACAAGATATATGGTAATAGGAAAATGAGCACACATAGATATAGACCTCGTAATTTACAGGTGTTTTTAGATATTTCTACATTTTGCAATGCAGGATGTCCACAATGCCATAGAACAGATCCAAATGGATTAGGTATGGCTAAATGGTTAAACTATCACCAATGGGATTTTGATACGTTTAAAAACACTTACCGTTTACACGAACAAGACCGTGAAGATAATATATGGGGAGTCTTTGAGTTTTGTGGAACTTGGGGAGATCCTGTAATGAATAAAGATATTATGAAAATGGTAGAGTATGTTGTAGAATATTCAAATGCAAAAATATACTTAGATACAAATGCATCGATTCGTGATGAAGAATGGTGGTGGGATTTAGGAATTGCTGGTGGAAAGCAGCTAACTACATACTTTGCAATTGATGGTATTGATCAAAAAATGCATAGCCATTATAGACGTAAGACTGAACTAGATAAAGTGTTAAAGAATATGAAAGCACATTCACAAACACTTGCTCATACAAAAGTAAAAACAATTGTCTTTAAACATAATGAAAATTACTTGGATGACATAAAGGATATGGTATTTAAAAACGGCGCATCCACAATCATTTATACTAAATCAGATAGATTCTATAAGCATTCTTCTGTATTTGATTTTATTGATGAAAACGGTGATGCTCAAGTACTTGAAAAAAGTACGATTGATAAAAAAACATGGCAAGTAAACAAATGAAAATAACATGTAAGTGGATGGAAAAGAATCGAATTTTGGTAAATCCTGATGGACAGGTTTTACCCTGTTGCTATTTGGCAAATGTTTATTATAGTGATACACAAAAAATGATAGAACGTGAATCTATCATGAAAGAATACGATAATAATAAAGAACGCTATAATATACATAATAATACGATGGAAGACATTATAAATAGTACATGGTTTACACATACTTTACCAGAATCATGGGAAGATTCAAGCATTACAATTAGGCAATGTAAAGACTGGTGCGGAAAAGAGGAATAACATGAAAAATCTAGGATACGAATTTGTTACTGCAGAATTTGCAAACAGTGCATATGATTGCGTTAGAGCATATTGGACAGATCCGGAAAATCCTCATCAGGAAGATGGTACACCACTTCTAGTAGAAACTTTGGTTGAAGTAAAAGATGACGATGCACAATGGAAAGAACTCCAGGAGCTTATTTCTTTAGATGATTTATATGAAAACACATACCAAGGTAAAAAGAATGAAGTCAAAGAATTCCAAGAAACGGTAATTAAGATTGCCAAGGATCAAGGTTATATTTACGATATTGACCAAGCTCTTTCAAGTAACATCTATAAAGCTATCGTTAAAGCTTTGTTTATGGAGTTTGATCCTGAAGAACATAAAGAGCAGTTATTCTTTTTGAAGATGGAATTGTTTGAACAAGAATTTGTAAAGTCTGTAACTGATCGTGCATTGAAAAAAGAACTACGCCAGTCAGAAGATTTGATCACTGCGGTTGAAGCTGCAATTAAAGTATACCGTAAATACCAAGAAACTAAGTAAAACTTTTTTCAAATTCTTTATTTACATGATGTAAAAAGTATGCTATATCTGATTTCTCTGGAAATCTTTGGTCCATAATAAAATTCCAATGTAGTGGTAAATCTGTATGGGGTATATCGTATCTTTCAACGAGAAAGGTCACGAATGCCTCATTATTATATGAAAAGTTTCTACTAATTTCTACAGGGAATAAAGAATCTTCCTTTGCTTCCTCTAACAATTCTTTCATATAATCAAGTCTTTCTGCAAATCGAAGACTTTGAATTACATCCTTGCCACCATAGACTACACCTGTATTATAAAGGTTATTATTCCCCATACGGTCTTCAAGAATAAGCATAGAATTTTTAGCACAGGTTTTTACAAATACATTTTGTATATTAAATGTATCATCTTGTAATATCCATCTTAATTCCTGATCAGATAGATTTCTTTCCAATGGATGCATTGCAATTGTAGAATCATCAATAACTTCAAATATGTTTTCGGCTTTTTCTGTTGGCACCACATCAAAATCTAAATAAAGAATTTGATCGTACTCATTTGCGTATTGCTCAAGTTTTAGAATCTTTTCAAATTGTAAGTCATTATATTCGGTCCAATCATTTTCGTGCAAAACATAATCTGCACCGCATTTATTAGCATATGCCTGCTGTGCAGCTTTTAACTGGTCTTTATATTTTTTAAATTGAGAAAGTTTGTAGTCACTTGAGCTAACATGATTTGTGTCTACGTTATCACTAAAAATACTAAAGATTATTCGTTTCACACCATTCCCTCACAGCTTTAAAATCTTTATTTATGACGTGGATTAGCTTTACGCTGGGTGGAATATACATTTTCTGGTCAATAAAGTAATGCCATGTGTTTGTTAATCTTTGCATAGGAATATCATAGATATGCATAAACAAACCCCACAATGTTTCATTATCCCATCCAAACATGTCCTGGATATACTTTGGCCACATTGATGGATCTTCATTTTTTAATTCTGTCATAATCTGAATAGTCTCATCAAAGTTGTCAAAGTATTTTAACTTGTCTAGCCAATGTTTGTTTATACCAACGATGCCTGTATTATAAACATTAGGATCATCTGCATATGAACCAAACTCAAATATCATTGCCTTTGTATTCCAGTATTTTGCGGTAGGGCTACGTATGCTATGATTTTTACCAGACTTTAAAAAGTTTTTTTCACGTCTTTTTACTTCTTCACGCGATCTGTCAACAATTGCTCTGTTTGTTAAGATGGCAACTCCATTTTCTAAATTCCAATGTTCAAAAAAGTTTTCTGTGCCAACTGGAACGACGTCTAAGTCCAAATATAAAATTTCATCGTATTGTTTTTTCAGTTGATACATGATATGTATCTTATAAAAGTTTACAATATTATACATTGTAAGCACAGGATATTTTTCCAGGTACTCGGTTTTAAAATTTTCCCATTTATCATCGGCTAAAAATATTTTATATTCTGCACCTATATTTTGTGCGTATGTTTGTTGTCGACTAGTTAACCAATCATAGTTTTCTAAAAACTCACGTTTGGCCTTTAAATTTTTGTCTTCGGTATCACCAATGTGTGGAGGTTGAGGATCTAAGTCATCCTTATCGATATCGATAAATATGGTAAATATAATTCTATTCATTGTGGATCCATGACTATTAAACATATTGAAACTATTTATTTGGGTTGTAAAGATGATGGTACTATTGCTGAACCAGATAAATCTCATATTGTTCGATTTTGTTGGAACACCTCACATGCTCATGCGACAATTATGAGTTTATTGAGTAATGCATTATGTACAGCTCAAACATTAGCAGATGAAAAAATTACAGATCAGCCATATAGAATTTCTATATTATGGCCATTAGATTTATCGTTTAAACGTAAGCCAGAAAATTCTGAATCAGCATATCAAATATTAAACTGGTGGATAAAACATATGATGCCTCCTACAAATGGAGCTATCATTAGTATCTATAAAACAAATCATCAACGTCCTTGGTTTGCCACACCTTGGAGAATTGGTGAGTTTTGGCCAATGGAAAAACAATGGAAACCAAAAGGACAATATATTACAATCCATAAAGTTGAAAGATTAATGTCACGGTTTCGTAAACCATTAACCGAAGACTTAGAAAATAAACTAGAACCTGTAATATTAGAGTATGCTAGTAAAATTGGATATGATGTAAAATACATAGACTATAGTATGACAATGGATGACATATATCATACACTACTTGGATCCGATCATCATTTTAGTTATTGTGGCGGGACATATTATTTTACTGCTACATTAAATGTACCAACAACATCGTGGGGCACACTTGATTCGATACCTGAAATGAAATATAATTGTTATGATATTAATGGTAATGAAAGGCATGTTAAAACACAATCGTACCAATGGGGAAAGCTGTCCTTGAATCCTGCTAATATTAGACAATACGATCATGGAAACAAATGTATAGTATTAAAGCCCGCTGAGTATCAAAAAGTAATATGTAATAAAGATGAACTTATAGACGTATTTAATAGGATAATGAACCAATGACAAAAATTATAGTAAAGGATGATTTCCTTCCACAAGAAACATACGAAATGTTATATCGTAAATACCAAGAAGCAAATCCTCATAGTCAAAACATTGAACGTGAATTTTTTACTCATGATCCTACACCACAAATCGCAGAGCTTTTAAATCATTTCCATGTTAAACGGGGTTACCGTAAATTAGCCAAGTGGATTCATACTGCAGCAACACCTCCGCACTTTGAACACCGTAAACATTATGAAGCAGAATTTAAGATTATGTCAGCAATTGTTTATATTGGTCCAGAAAAATCTCATGGTACAAAATTCTATTTAGATGAAGAATTTGAAATTGAATGGAAACCAAACCGGCTTATGGTGTTTTGCGGTGAGACAGATGTAACATGGCATGATTATAAGTCTGCAGATCAAATGAGATTTACTTATAACTATTTCCTTGTAGATCCAACACAAATTGAAAATCCAGATTGGAAACATAAATGGATAAAAATGTAAACATCAATTAGTTAGAGATTTATTTTATTATAAATAAACTAAAATAGGAGCAGGGGCGCTCAGCGCGTCCGACAAAGAAATCAAAGGTATTTCATGGCCCAGTATGAAGAATTTACTATTGACAAAGGCAGTGACGTGGCTGTTGAGATTCATCTTGTGAATAGAGATGGCTCAGCAAAAGATTTAACGAACCACCAAGTTACAGCCAAGTTGAAGAAGACATATACAAGCGACAGTGCAGATACGCTAACGTTTAACAGCATTGTTGCATCCCCCGCTACGGACGGTGTGGCCACGATCTCCCTTACAAATTTACAGACCGATACTCTTAAACACGGTCGTTATGTTTATGATGTTGAACTATTATATCAGGATAGTGCAGGTGACGATATTGTTGAAAGAGTTTTGGAAGGTAGAGTTCAAGTGACACCATCGGTAACATAACGGGAACAATATGTCAAGATACACAACAGTCGTTACATCCGGATCAACTACTCAAGTAAAGAAGGTTGTTGTTGGAACCCCGGTTAAAAGGGTTACCTCTGGTGCATTTAGTATTAACAACTTAGGTGGTATTAATACCACTGGTGCAGATGACGGACATGTCCTAGTATTTAATGGAACTACTCAAATATGGGAATCCACCATTGATCTAGAAAAGCAAAACATTAACGGAGGCAGCTACTAATGGCCGCAATTATTAGAATTAAAAGATCGACCGGTACTACGCCGCCACCGTCGCTTAAGACTGGTGAATTAGCTTATAGTGCTGGTTTAGGCGCAGACTCAAATGGCGGTGATCGTCTTTATTTCGGTAAAGGTGACGACGGTCTAGGTAACGCAACTTCCATTGTTGCAATTGGCGGTGAGTATTTTGCCAATCTGATGGATCATACTCAAGGTACACTACAACCACATAGTGCCTTGATTACTGACTCAGCAGGTAAAATGCAAGAAATTAAGGTTGATTATTTACGTATCAACCAAAATGTTATTAGTTCGATTGAGGGTACATCCTTAACAGACGGTGACATTATTCTTAGCCCCAAAAATAACGGTGTCATTTCTGTTGACTCATCAAAAGTTAGCCATGCTGCTGATCCTGTATTTGATCATGACCTTGCAACAAAGCGTTATGTTGATGCACAAAACACAGCTCAGCTATTTACAATTGTAGCCGATAGTGGTACAAACACTATTGACCTTGATGACTCTGACCTAACAATTAAAGGTGACGAGTGGATTTCCACAACTATGTCACAGCGTGTTGGATCGGCCGATAGTAACGCTCTCACCATCTCTCATGACATGTCCGGTGTTGTAGCTGGTACATATGGTTCTGAAACACAGATTGTACAATTTACAGTTGACTCAGCTGGTCACATTGACTCTGCTAAAAACGTTGACATTGCAACAACACTAAACCTACGTGGCGATTCGAATACAGTTGGTAGTGTAGATCTTCTTGATTCCAATCTAGTATTTGTTGGTGGAGCTAACATTAACATCATTGTAGAATCGAATGGTGTTACAGTTAACCTAGACTCTGGTCTTTCAGGTCTATCAAGTCTATCAACATACGGTATCACAATTGACTCTGGTTCTATTTCTAGAACAGATAGCGGCGAAGATCTTTATATTAATGGTGGTGCCAATGGGGGTGAAGTTGTTCTAAATCAACTTGCTCTTGGCAATGTCACTGAAGACCAAGTTCTATTTGCACGTGGTGTAGATAGCGATGGTAATGGTAATACTGACGTAACAGTAACTGGTTCAAACGCACTTACATACGATAGTAATGGAACACTTTCACTTACCGGTTCACTGGAAGTTATTGGTTCTGCTCTTATTGATAATATTAAGCTAGATGGCAATGTCATTAGCACAACAGATTCATCGAATCTAATTGTTATTGATCCATCTCCAGTTGGTGACTCAGCTGGTGGTTATCAAGGTGATGTTATTGTTCGCGGTAACTTGTATGTCCAAGGTACAACAACACAAGTTAATTCAACCACAGTCAACCTCAGAGACAAAAATATTGTCCTTGCTGATTCGGCTGCTGACTCTGCTGCTGCGGATGGTGCTGGTATTACGGTTGAAGGTGCAAATGCAACGATCACTTACGATCATGCAACCGGTGCTTGGGACTTTAATAGAACAATTAACCTAGCAGACTCTGCTGGTTTGACAGTCAATGATATTGACTACAAAGAAGTTCTACAAGATCACTTTGTATCTAACGTATTCAAAGGGCATGATTCTTCAGGCCAGGATATTGTCTACAAAGATTCGACCAATGAAATTATTTTCATGAACCAATATGCAAGTCGTACAAATGTAGGTACTGCATCATTTGGTGGTTATACTGACTCAGAGAATGCTCCATTCCCTGGTAACAATAGACAGTTCAGCGTATCGGCAAAAGGTGATGTTACTATCATCGAGCTTGATGGCGGATCATACTAATATATAATACAAAGGCCAGTTTTTACTGGCCTATAAAACCTTTTTAGGATCTAATATGGCGACTAAGTTAAAACTCAAAAAGTCGTCGGTTGCTGGTAAGGTACCTCTAGCAGGCGACTTAGAATATGGTGAATTGGCTATCAACTATGCTGATGGTCGGTTATACTATAAAAACGATTCCAATCAAATTAGATCCTTTTTAGATTCAGGCCAAGTACTTAGTAGTGCATTTAAGACAATCAAAGTTGCAGGTGATAGTGATCTAGTTGCTGTAGGCGAAGATACACTAGAAATTAAAGCTGGTGACTTTATTGATCTTAACACAAGCAATAACGATAGTCCAAACGCTAAGAGCTTAACTATAACAGTTGATAGTGCTGTTCTTAGAACATTCATTGATAGTGTTACAAGTCAAGACAGTATTGGTCACTTCATTAACGTAGATACAAACGGTGTACAAGACGGCCAAGCTCTTGTGTGGGACTCTGACCTAGGAGTTTTCTCTCCTGGCACTGTAGCAGGTGCAGGTGGTGGCTTTGCTACAATTAATGTTACTGGATCCGAAACAGTAAGATCTGATTCAAGTGGTAACGCTGTAAGATTTACCGCTGGCTCTGGTATGACTATCACATCAGACTCAGCATCTAAGACAATTACCTTTGCGTCAACAGGCGGAGGTGGTGGTGGATCAGTTGCTGCTGATGTAACACTGAACAGCTTTACTGGTGATAGCTCAACGACAGCATATACACTTGGTGCAGCTCCTGTAACAGATCAAAATGTCTTTGTTACAATCAATGGTGTATCACAACACGTTGATGCTTATACATTAAATAGTAATGTTCTGACATTCGATTCGGCTCCAGGTCTTGGAGATGCAATCGAGACAAGAATTATTACAGCTGCAAGCGTATCTCTAAGAGACCATACAGATTACATTTACCAACCCAACCCTGAAACATATGTGTTGACTGGTGCTGATATTAACAGTAACACGCTTGCTTATGATATTGGTAAAATTGAAGTATTCTTGAACGGTTCAAGACTTACTCCAGGACTCGATTACACAGCAACAGATGGAACAAGTGTCACTCTTCTAACTGACTATGAAGTCGACTCGAGCGATACCGTTGTTATCTCATCATTTGGCAAAGCATATCTAATCGACAGAGGTGTTGTTCCAAACCAAGAAGATGGTGATTCAGCAGCTGTCCAATTAGTTGTTGACCAATATGATGCTTCGATCTACAGAACATCCAAGTATATTGTTCAACTTATGCATGATTCTGATAATAAATATCATGCAACAGAGGTACTACTGACACATAATGGAACAGATGTCTTTATGACAGAATATGGTGAAGTAAAAACAGATTCATCACTAGGTACAATCGATGCAGATATTCTTAGTGGTAATGTACGACTATTAGTGACGCCTTCATACAGTAACACTTCAGTCAAAACGCAACGCATAACAGTTGGAGCTTAAAAATGCCGCTTACAAAATTTAGAGGAACCAACTTTCATGACGATGCTGATGAGCACGTTATTGAATTGATGGATTCAGATATGACCGTAATGGAAACAAAAATTGAGGACGACAGTCTTCTTAACGCGCTTATCTTTGGTGGTTAACAATGGCAAACACACTTAAAAATGTACAGAGTAGGAGTGTAGGAGTTACGGCAGCTAGCCTGTATACTGTTCCTGCAGATACTACTACAATCGTCATTGGAATGACCGGTGCTAACATTCTATCAAATCAAAACGTGGACATTGATATCACACTACACGATTCTGCTAGCGCAACAGGAACTCATGTTGTCAAAGGTGCTACAATCGCTCCTGGTGGTTCATTGGTTCCAGTTGGTGGTGAACAGAAGATCATCATGCAAACAGGTAACGTGATGAAAGCAGTTAGCACGGATTCAGATTCAATCGACATTATCATGTCTATCGTGGAGCAAACATAACATGGCAACGCTCGGCAATAAACCACAGTTTGGCACGTATGGTTTTACTCGTACGCAGGCCGAGTCGTTTAATGGTGACGGAAGCACACTTTCTTTCACTATGGGTCACTATGTAAAAAATGCTCAGGACATTGAAGTTTTAGTTGATAACGTACAACAGTCACCATTTGATGGATCATATAGTGTTAATGGTACCACTCTGACGTTTAGCGGCGCGCCAAGTGTGGGTACTAACAACATCTATATTGTATATCGTCAAGCTGGCACAACCCTTGATACACAAACATTGGTCCCCGATGACAACTCAGTTACATATGCTAAATTAGGAACAGATATTCCACTAGGCAATCGTAACCTGATTAGCAACGGAAACTTTCAGATAGCTCAAAGAGGAACTACGTTTACCAACGCGGCGGGTAGTACATATAAATTAGACCGTTGGAGAGATTATATCGGTGAAGGCACATGGACAGTAAGTCAACACAGTGATGGTCCTGCTGGTCATACTCAGTGTTTGAGATATGAAGTAACATCAGCTGTTGGAACACCTAACAGTGCTGTTCATATTACTACATCTATTGAAGGTTTAAACACTACTCATTTGAAGTGGGGAACATCGAATGCTGAATCGCTTACGTTAAGTTTCTGGGTCAAAGGAAGTATCACGGGAAGATATAACATTGAGATTGATACATACGATCCATCATCTACAATTTATACTAATATTCAATATTTTAATATTAACACAGCTGACACGTGGGAATATAAAACAATTTTAATTCCTGGTAGAACAGCGCAAGGGCTTAGAGCAACTAATGAAAGGTCTATTGGGATCAACTGGTGGATATCAGCTGCTGGTCAGTTTGTAACAAGCGCTGATGATCCTAGCGATGATGGTTGGGCTTCTGGTGGATATCCGAATGGTCAGCGTGGATATGGTATGTCTGCAATGTCGGGAACAGCGGGATCATATATTCAACTAGCTGGCGTTCAGCTAGAAGTTGGAACAAAGGCAACACAATTTGAATTTAAACCATATGCTAATGAAGAACAGGAATGTTTTAGATATTTTTGGAGGACTCCTACAGGTAGCTATAGAATATTTGGCACACAAATGATTTCCGGTACTGGTTCTAAAGGTCCTATCACGATGCCAAGAAGAATGAGAGCAAGCCCATCATGGTCTGCCAGCGGAACATTCTATTTACAATCAGCTAATAATAGCATAACTACTGGTACTTTGGCGGGCGCTTGGACAACGTCATTAAATGTAGATACAACGTGGCTTGATTTTACTGGAGCTGTTCCAAACACCACTATTGGTGATCTGGTTTTTGTTGGGACGTATGGCAGTAGTTACCTAGAAGCAGACGCGGAGATATAACAAATGGCACTAAGTAAAATACCAAGAGATATGAATATCGATCCGGGTACTGTTGTACAATCTGCTGTTTGGAGGATATCCCCAATATCAAAATCAACAAGTGGTTCCTGGGCTGTATCTACAACTCCAACGATTTCTAATACATACACTGTGGAGCAGTACACATTTACTAAAAAATATAGTAATTCAAGTGTTGTCCTTCAAGCAAGTGGCCATGTTGATATGTCGGATGCTGGGTCTGGGAGGCCTTCTATTGTATGCTTGCACCTAACATCACCTGAAACACTAATAGCGTCAGGATATCGTCACATGAGATATAATAACGACGAGCCATTTGTGTACACATTTGCTGGTGAAGATACAACCACTGGCCTTTCAAAAACTTATAGACTTGGATGCCACTCGAGTGGTGGTCCTTTTTTCTTTAGTAGGACTGCTTCCGGAACATTTAGCAATGTGCCATTTACTATAACCTTGATGGAGATCGCATCATGAGCATTATAGGTAACTCACCACAATATGCAAAAGCATATAAGATTGATCCTATTCTAACCAATGGGACTGCATCATACACATTGCAATATAGAGGTGTTAATAAATCAACTCTACTTGCTGAACAATTAATTGTATCCGTTAATGGTGTAATTCAGAATCCAGGTTCTGCGTTTACAGTTTCTGGGGCAACAATCACTTTCTCGGAAACACTAGATTCAGCCGACACTATTGATTTTATCAATGTTGTTGGGGAATCTCATGCAGTAGCAACTGTATCTGATAATGCAATTACACCAGCTAAACTAGCATCAACAGTTGCATTAACGGATACTCCTGTACGTATAAATACAAATAGTATAGACACAAACATAGTCGTCGACTCTGATAAAAATGCAATGGTTGCAGGACCAGTTGATATTAACTCAGAGATTGTAGTTTACGGCTCATTCACGGTGGTATAATGGCTTCAATATTATCAGTAGGTGACATTCAAGGTTTAGCGCAGAACAGTAATGTGGTTACTGTTCCATCTGGTCATACGCTAGATGTATCCAGCGGAACGTTTGTGCCGAGTGTTGGGCAAGTGGTACAAGAGGAATTTTACTCGGGTAATGACACTTTTGTTGCCACTGGAGCTTCGTGGTCAGCATCGCCTGTAGCGGGATCAATAACACCTAAGTTTTCCAACAGTCTAATTGTAGTTTCAGCAGTAGTAGCTGTTTGGCGAACTGACGGAAATACATACTTTGGTGTAAAAGCAGTAAATTCTGGTGGAAACACAACCACACCAGCGTTGTGGAATGACGGCTATAATTATACTGGAGGGCATATCAGTTGGAACTTTCCTTTTGACTTTAAATACATAGCCGGCTCTACAAGTTCTATTACGTCCACATTCCATGTATATCCAAATGGTAGTGCTGTATATTTTCCTAATAATTCCCCCATCAATAGTCCAGATTTAAGGTGGTCTGTGCGGATTACGGAGATCAAACAATGACCAGTATTATGAAAGCAGATAACATTGCTGCAGTAGGTGGCACTGGTACAATCACTGTTGCTTCTGGTAATACTTTGGACGCTAGTGCAGGTTTTATTCCTGCACCTGATCAAATATTACAAACAAAGATTGTTAGAAATAGCACAAGACAGACAGGAACTGCTAGTACAGACATTAATACAATAAGTTTTACTCCCAAATCAAGTAATAGTATTATTACGTGTTTTGGCGTTTGGCAACACGGTATTGGTCCTGCTTCGACGAACTTAGATGGTTGGGGAAACAATTTTTGGTTTACAAAAGACGGATCTATTATTGGAACTGTATTAAGACATGATGTGTGGCCAGGTGGTTTTACTGTTAGCTATAATTATGGTCCCGAGTGGTATATTAATACAGTAAGTCTTTTAGAAACTTCTACGGGCCATGTTGCTGGAACTACATACACTTTTGGTCAAGCAATTAGCGTTGACGATCCGGTAAACTATTGGATGATAAACCGACCATATGCATACAATAGCCAAGACCGTGGGACGTGTTCACTTCAAGTAACGGAGATTGCACAATGAGCAGTAGATTACATGTCAACTCCATCCAAGCAATTACTGGTGATACTGTTAATGTTACATCTGGTCATAAGTTTCATGCTCCAGGGCATGTGGTGCAGGTGGTGCACGACACACAGTCTGGAAACAATAACTCATCAAGTGGGACATCTTGGACAGACACAGGTTTATCTGTTTCCATAACGCCTACATCCTCATCAAGCAAAATACTTGTTTTTGTGAGTACAATAGTTGCTGTAAACGATAGCACGACAAACGTAGCTAGGATTGATTTACGTTTAACAAACGCAGATGCTTCTGAAATTCAATTTGAAAGTAGATATCAAGGAACCGATTATCAGGCATTACAGAATTTATCATCTCTTTCATCAGCACACGGTTACTTTTCTCCAGCTTCAACAGCACAGCAAACATATAAGCTACAGGCTAGGTTAGCAGCAGGGTCAACAACGCAAGGTGAATTCATTTATTTAAGCTGGTATACTGGAAGCACTCAAACAATTACAGCAATGGAGATCGCACAGTAATGGCGCTTACTAGAGTAAAAGTCAGACATAAGGAAACTATGGATGGCACACTAACCATCAATAACGAAGATACTGGCTATTTTGCTGCTAATATATCTGAAATGAATAGTAGTGATATAGCATTTAGAATTCAGCCTACTCGTACAGGTCAGACAAAGGCAATTGGTATGGGAGCGGTTGGCCCAGGATCTAGTGCTACTGGTATTCAAGCATACGATACAAGCGATAATAGCGCCAACGATTTATTGTTACAGCCTCTTGAAGGCAATGTTTTAAAACCAAGTCAGCCAAGTTTCTATGCGTATCCATCCGGAGGTACAGGTACACAAACTTTAACTAATAACTCCGCTTGGCAAACAATGATCTTTGACAGCACCGGTTGGAATATGGGCAACCATTTTAGCACTACAACATATAGATTTACGGCTCCTGTTACAGGCAAGTATTTAATGACATGGATGTTCCAATTAGAAAATAATAATAATCCTACCTGGGTATATTTTTATCCAGTTGTCAATGGTAATAGAAGCGTTGATAGATCAAGAGGTGTGTCATTTTCAGACTTTATGACCTCGCAATATTATCATACTGAAAATGGAGCATGGATCATGAACTTGTCTGCGAATGATTATGTTACTATGGATGCAATTGGAGCTGGTGGCGTAACTAAAGAATTTAAAGCAGAAAGCCACTGGTCTGGTTACTTATTAGGATAAGCAAATGGCAACAACTAAAGCATTAGAACTAGGACAACTCGGTAGAAGAGCAAGGATCGATAGTGCATCAACATCGATTGAGTTCTTGTCAAGTGTTGATAGTGCAGCCATCACAGCTATTATCGACTCAGCAGTTGGTCCTCTTCTTTCAAACACATTCGTCTACACAGCATCTGGAACTCAGTCAGCATTTACTGGTGCTGACGATAACAACGCAACATTAAGTTATACAGCTGGTAATATTCTAGTTCAAGTCAACGGTGTTATTCTTGTTAATGGTGTTGACTATACTGCAACTGATGGTAGTACTATTACCTTGACTGAGGCCGCCGACTCAGGTGATGCAGTGGTGGTTTCTGCGTTCAATAGTGGCAATGTAGTCTTTGGACAAGCGGTAGAACAAGATTTCAAATATAACATTACCGGAACGCCAACAGTTATTGAAGATAGTGATGCATCTGGTAATGTTCTTTCAGTTAATGCTCAAGGTACAATTGTTACTGTCAATGGTTTGACTCTAAGACCATCTGACGACTATACAATGACACCAACAGCAGTGACGTTTAATGAAGCGCTAGACTCTGGTGATGAAGTGTTAATTAGAACATACAACACTTTAACAGTTGCTGATACAGTCTCTGCAACAAACGGTGGTACGTTTACTGGTCATGTCACTGCAAAGACAATTACAACATCACAACCATTCCATATCAATAGTCAAACTGTAACAGAAGACTTTACAGTAACAACTGGCAATAGCGCAATGGCAGCTGGTCCTGTTACTATAAATAGTGGTGTAACGGTATCGTTGCAATCAGGCACAAGATGGGTAGTAGTATAATATGTCAACTATAAGAATAAAAGGTGATACTAGCGGATATGTGGATCTGTCCACAGGAAACAGCGATGGTGTTTTAGATATATCCAGTAGTGTTTCTGGTGCACCTGTTCGCACTAATTCTGATTTAGAACTTCAATCTGGTGGAGTCCATGTAAAGAATCCATCTGGTATTGAAGGTGTAATTATTGACACTGATACTTCGAACTCAGCGGTATCAGGTAGATTTGTTTTAAAGAATTCCTCATCTGCTGCGTCAGTTTATTATAGTGATTCGTTAGGTTGGACGTTTCATACAGGAACAATATTAGGAGTAACATCTGGTACTCAAAGAATGTATCTTACTCCAGAAGGCTATCAACGTTTGCCGTATCAACCATGTTTTAGCGCCATTCGTGATGCTGGCAATGTATCATATAACACAGAAGTAATTTACAATAGTGTGGCAGTAAATGTCGGTAGTTGCTATAACGCATCTAACGGTAGGTTTACTGCACCTGTGACTGGAAATTATTTCTTTAACGTATATGGTATGGGCGAAAATGGGTCAGGAGTCACATGGTTACAAATAAGAAAAAATGGCGTAGTATACAACAAACACAACCCATACTTTGAAAATAATGTTTCGGCTACAAAATATCAGATGGCTAGTGGCTCAGTTGTTATGCAGTTGAATGCTGGAGATTATGCATCAGTTGTTACCGGATCTAATGCAGCGTTTACTATGTATGGTACAGGAAATGCTCACAATGGCTTCAGCGGATTCTTAATAGGATAAACACATGTCAACACTAAAACTTGAAAATATCAAACACGAGAACTCCACAACCGATAACATGGTTATGGATAGTGATGGTAGTGTGTCTGTTACGAATAAACTAGGTATTGGTACGACGACACCTCAAACTAGTTTACACATGAAGGGTGAACTAACAATTGATGGTGGGAGTACAGAAGCTGGGCCAAAAATATACAGAGATTACGGTAGTGCACCGGATATCCGTTTTTTTACGCATGGTGGCACCAAAGACAACCCAACAACCAAAGCTTCAGGCCAAAATGCTGGCCAAATTCACTTCCATGGACATGATGGTACGGACTATCAACTTCGCGCATCAATGGAAGTTTTAATTGATGGTGCTGTTTCTGCTGGCAACGTCCCAATGCGTATCCAATTTTTAACAGGAAATTCAGGGACACGCAGCGTAGCGTTAAAAATAGATAACAACGGAAATGTTACTAAACCTAGACAGCCGGCGTTTTATGCAGGAGGTGGTAGCGCAGGAGCTCAAACTAATGGTGCTATTATTACTGCATGGTCTGAATTTCATGACGCGACAAATAGCCATTCAAACGGAAGATTTACCGCGCCAGTATCAGGATTTTATGCTGTTAGTATGGGGATTCGTAGTCAAGGAACGGGAGCAAATGCTGGTACGATGTATGCTCAGGTATGGAAAAATAGTTCGGGGGCGCAAGGACTTAGTGCTATAGAAGTATACCCGGGAATGTCTACTGAGCATCATAGAGGTGGTGGTTATATCTATTTAAATGCTAATGATTATATTGAAATATATGCTGGATCAAACGTACATATTGACAACAGTGATCACTTTGCAGTAACTCTTCTTTCGTAGGATAAACACATGGCACTAACACTTAGAGGCAATGGACAGATCTTATCAGACAATTATGTAATTGATTCTGATGGTACTATGGGTATGGGCACAACTTCGCCTGAACATGCATTGCACATTAAAGGATCTTATCCATACATTGCCTTTGAAGATACGGATAATGGAGCTACACATTTTTCTACCATTACAGGTAACAGTGATGGTAACATCTACTATGATGCAAATTTCAATAACGTAGGTGGAGTGAACGGAGGGCATATATTTAGAAATAATGGCGCCGGTATTTCACCAATGCGTATTCATAGCGATGGTTATGTTACAACACCGAATCAACCAGCGTTCCATGCATATATAAATGCGTCTAATCCTAGTCATACAGGTACGTCAACTAAAGTACCACTAAGTGGTACTAGGTTTAATATTGGTAACTGTTGGGATACTACAAATTATAGGTTCACCGCACCTGTTGAAGGTAATTATGTTTTTCATGTTAGTCACAATGTGTACTACCTTGCTGTTGGAGAATGGTGGAGAACACTCTGGTACGTTAATGGTTCTACATGGCAAATCGGATCATACCAATTATCTCAAAGGACTGGCGATCAAACACATCAGAGTTCTATAGTTGTTAGATTAAGTGTTAATGATACTTTAGAATATTACTCTCAAGCATCAAGCACATACAGCATGTCTGCTGGGGTTGCATGGACCTCTTTGATGGGCTACTTAATAGGATAAACACATGTCAAGAACAAGAGATTTAGGTAAAATGATTTCAGGGAACTTTGATGTTCCTACAGCATCGCTTGACAATGCTGCTGCTGCCGTAAACAATAATATTAACACAATTGGCCAGCTTGGTAACCGTAATCTGATTATCAACGGAGCTATGCAGGTGGCGCAGAGACAGACGGTATCATCCAATGTTGGCAATAAATATGTTCTGGATAGGTTTTATATCTATAGGCAGAACGCAGGCAGCACATACACATGTTCACAAAATACTGTTACAGATTTAGCGGGATTTAATAAGTCCTTAAAGATGCTTTGTTCAACCGCAGACACTTCTATAGCATCTAATGAAGAAGTAAAAATATTTCATAAACTTGAGGGGCAAGATTTACAGAGATTTGAAAAAGGATTCTCTACTGCAAAAGGGTTTACATTGTCTTTCTACGTGAAGACAAACAAAACAGGTACATACATTGTAGAATTGTATGATAGGGATAATGGTAGAGATGTTTCTGGTTCTTACACTGTGTCGGATACAAGTTGGAATAGGTATACAATAAACTTCCCAGCAGATACAACAGGAAAGTTTGACAACGATAATGCAAGTTCATTAGAAATTCAGTTTTGGCTGGTGGCAGGCTCTGCTGTTCAAGGCGGTACTTTGAATACTTCATGGCGCGCAGCTACTGATCCATCAAGCGCGACTGGTCAAATAAACTTTGGGGACGCTTTAAACAATTCGTGGGAGATCACAGGTATTCAGTTGGAGGCTGGCGACACCGCAACTCCATATGAGCATCGGTCATACGGGGATGAACTGGCGAGGTGCCAGAGGTATTGTGTTGTGTTAAATGGTGCAGCATATCAAGCTTACGGTTTTATTGGATGGTGCGAAAGCACAACTAGAGCAAAGTCCGTTTATAATTTCCCTGTATCAATGCGAAGCGCTCCGTCTTTTAATCGAACAGGAAGTTGGATGTATGATGGTGCATCAAGCAATCCGTCTTTTGTTTCTATAAATAATGCGAGTTCTACTCCTTATATGTGTAGACTTGAGGATGACATATCGGGCGGAAATACAGGACAAGGAGTTATTCTGTTAAACTTTAATGATGCTACTGCTACTATGACATTTGATGCGGAGTTATAACAAATGACAAGATCAGAATATTCAAAGGTACTATCAAATGGGTAACGCTCGAAAACTTGGTGGATTATTGAACCCTAACTCTAGTGTTGGGGCGTTAAGTAACCG